CTACTGTTTTTCTCAACTGCATAGCAGCTGTGTAGTTAGTGAGGTTAATTGGCGCTCCAGCACTGTCTTTATAGCTTAAAGCTAAAGTGTAAGTTGCGCCTTGATCTATTTGTATATTATATGAATCAGCCAATTTTTCCCCCTAGTAGTGGTATATCAAACGCCTTGCCGTCTTTGTCGCCTAACTTTGTAAAGCTAATATGTATGTGTCGCTTGTGTGGATTTACACCACGATACTTACGCCACTTCCAGTTTAATATCTTGCTAGCGATGTGTCCGTTATGGATGACGTAAGATAAACGCTTATCGGTTTTGCCAGCGACTCTGATTTGGTCAGCCACATAAGCACTGATCCCTTCGGGTGAACCCAAGCGAGAATCAATATCAACTGCTCTGACCCACCCAAATTCGTCTGGAGAATGATCCGATTTTCTGGCGGAGTGACGGCTATCGCCCACCCACCCATCACTGGCAGTACGCCTATCTGGAAACCACGTATCAATTTGATCTCTTAACTGCACACCAGCTGCACATAGTTTCGGTTTCACAATTAAGTAATTTGCTTAAATAGTGCCGTTATGTGCTGCAACTACTGTTTCAGCCTTTGCTTTATCTTTTGCTGCAATATCAAGAAATAAAACATCGCCATCTAATACAACGGCAGTTTTATCATCTGTGATATTTACGCCAGCATCGTTTAATTCTTGGCGCAACTCTGCACCATTTAAATTAGTTGGTTTTGTAAATGTTTGCATTAGCCCACCTTATTCATTCCGAATGCACCTCTTGAAGTATTGGTTACATTTAAATTTCCACCACTATTTTGATATGCGACTAATTGAACATAATCACCTTCTGCTAAATAATAAGTTGTGCCACTATTAACAAAATAATACTCTGTTGCACTACCTTTAACTATATCAGCCGCAATTCCAGTTGCTGTTCCGTTGTAATATAATGAAATATCTCTGTCACCAGTAGCATTAACATCCCATTGCATACAATAATAAATTTGATAATAACCTGCTTTACCCACTGGAACCGTTAAACGCCCTGTGTTTGTAACTGTGCTATGGAAGGCATCCGTGTCAAATGTGTCTGTTCCGTCAAATGTAACAACGGTTGAGGTGTTATTTGGAATTGCTTGATTAGTGCTTTTAATTGCCCTAACTCCAGCAAAAGTTCCAGCGACAGGTGTAGCCCATTTAACTTTATAAGGTGAAACCGTAGTGTCAGCGGTTAAAACCTGATTTGTTGTGCCAATTGGTAAATTGTCATAAGTGCCTGATCCAGTTCCAACGACAATATCACCCGATGCGGTAATGGTTGTAGCCATGTCATTTGTGATCGTCACGGTGCCTGATGTGCCACCACCTGAAATACCTACGCCAGCGGTTACGCCTTCAATATCACCAGTTGCGCCAGATGCAACCCAGGCTGCCCCATCGTAATACCATAAACTATTCGTGTCTTTAGTAAATGCAAAGTTACCTTCTGCTGGTGCTGTCACAGCTGCATCCCTAGCAGCGTTGCTAGCAAACACCCATATACCTTGCATTAAGTAACCATCGACATCGGCGGCGGTCAATACCTCGCCTGTCGCAAAGTCCTTAAATCCTAATCCTGCTGCCATTTTTACTCCTTAGTAACTGAGCACATTATAGTCTAAAGTGCCATAGATATTGTTATTTAAAATTAGAGCGTCTATTACAGGTTCTAAGGTCGTAAAGACCACTCTAAAACTGTTGGGTGTGATGGTGTTTTGCACGCCAAATATCTGCAACGTCTTGTCCAGAGTAGATCCACCTGGCTGAGTAGTAACTACTCTGATCGGGTCAAAGAAATCTAAGTCCAGGGCTGCAATAATGCCTGCATTGTAGTTAGGCGTGTATAGGTCTAGCTCGATGGAATCGCATCGCACGCTAGTCTCGGCACGGCTGGCTGTATAAGCCTGGGCGTAATCTAAGGCTACGGCATCGGTCTGCATTAGCAGCTCTTGAATCTGAAAACTATGTATAAAGTATTTGTCTATTGATGCTTGGTTAATGGCAGTCTGTGGCGTGCCACCTGTCCTAGTAACAGTAGATGAGTTAAAGATAAGGGTGTCATCTAGCTTCCAATTAGCGTTAGCGTATGGAATGCCTGTGCCATTGTCATTGAAGGTAGTTACTGTGCCCCCTATTGAGCCAGCGGTTACGCCACGATCTTGATACACAAACTCACCATCTGCGCTGACATATAAAGCGCCATACTCTGAGTTGGCTACAGTCTGCATAGCTCCTAATGAGGTGCGTAAACTACCTGGATCATTTTGCAGTGTAGTTAAACCTGCATCGATATCACGCATTGTTGCTGGCCAGTCGATCTGATCTAATATCTGGTTAATTCTTGTGCCTGATAAGTCGCCAGCGCTAGCACCTGCCACAGTAGTGATCTGTGCATTGTTGGCTAACCTAAACGCATCTACAGCTTGTATGGTTGTGTAGGCTACCTCTGTAGCATCTTTAGGTTGAGTATTAACATAGCTTGTAATAAAGCCTGAAAATATAGGATAAGTGGTGGCCCCATAGGTTGCAGTAATCTGCACCTTCTTCATAGGTGTTAAGTCAGGAGCGTAGGGACTTAGTGGGTTAGTTGGGTTAAAATCGCCATTTTGATCTACGATGCGTAGAGTTAATTGGCCTGTTTGGAATTGATCGAATAAAGGGTTACGGCCTCTGGTGGTTTGTATGAAATTGATTTGATTTGACACGTCAACAATAATGGCTGCTGAGTCTTCTAATATATTTACGTCTAATATGCCAGTATCTAATATCATCGCCTGGGCAAAGGCTGGCCCAGTGCTAAAATTTATGTAAGCGTTAACTACTGGTACTGTCATTGGAATAATATGACAGAGCCACGAGGCACTACGCCATCTCCTAGTTTAATGACATTACCTAACGCATCTTGTATGTAACGTTGTAGGTCTTGCTCGCTACTTAATACTGCCCCAGTGTTAATTACAGGTGCAATAGTTACTGGTGTTTGCGCCGCCGCCGCCGCTGTAGTCGCACTAGATGGCATACCACCTGGCACAGCATATTGACCTGCTTGCGCAAAAAATGCATCAGCCTGTGCCTGTAATCTTGCAGATGAGGCAGCCAAGCCTGCTGCTGCGCCTGCTTCAATTCCCATCGATTTAAATTGGCCAACTAAATTGGTAAAAATTTGATCGTATTTATTAGGCAAAGTATTAAGGGCGCTGGCAGCATTGTTAGCACTATTGGCCAATAGATCGGCAGCTGTCTTAGCGTTTAACTCTGCGTTGTATTTCTTAGCCAAAGCCTCGTTATTGTCTAGTATGGCTAACTTAGATTGGATACGTAGTTTAGTCTCAGCATCGGTAGCCTCGCCCAACGCTTTCATTAAACCTATGCGCTCAACATCAAATTTCTCAGCTAGTTTATCTACCTCGGTCTGCTTCTTATTCTTTGCATCTAGTATTGCTAATTCTTTTTTCTTCTGCTCTGATAATTTATTTTCTAGGCGTAGCTGTTGGCCAAAGATACGAGCCGATGCTCGGCCTTGTTTGTTGTCTGGCTGAGTAGCGCTTCTTGCACCACCAGCTAATCCCACAGCCCTTTGCAAGGCTAGCCCACCTGGTTGTAAGCGTATTAACAGATCGCCCAAGCCACCAGAAGTTATCTTAGATGCTAGGCCGTCTAACTTACTAATTAGTAAACCTACGCCATAAATTGCGTTGCTAATGGACTTAGCAAAAGTATCCATTTGGTTAGCAGCACCTTCTATGCTTCTATCTTTACCTAGCAAACTTATAGCATCTAATAAACCTTTACCGATTTCTTCTTTAGCATCCTCTGTAGCAACTGTTAATAGATCCATTTTGCCAGCATAGGTAGTTAATCTAGCTTGTGCCTGGCCTGCAAACTTGTTATTAAGTTCACCCAGGATCTTATCCATATCACCAGTTTTTAATGTGGCCTTACTTATGCCAGCACCTAAACGGCTAAGACCTGTGGTGTTGCCTGAGAATCCTCTAGTTAATGCTGCGCTTACCTCTGTTAAAGATCGACCAGTAGCAGCACTTACATTTAATGCAGTTTTTAATGCATCTTGGCTTTTTGTAATAGATCCTGTAGCTGTTAGTAATTGCTGGAATGCTGGGCGTAGTTGGTCATCTAATACGCCTGTAACTCTTTGTAAATTGGCTATGTAATCTTCAACGGCTGGCGCACTAAATGCAAAACCAGTATTACGTAATTGAACCTCTAAAGACTTGGCTGCCTTCTCATCGGCTGCAAAGGCTTGTACTGCTCGCTTGCTAAATTGCAATAATTGCTGAGCTCCAAAGACACCAGCAAAAGTCTTGCCTAATTTATTTACTTGCTTATCAAAGGCTGATATTTCTTTTTTGCCTTTAGTAAGTGCTTTGCCATTAAAGGTTGCCGTGGCTGCTACAAATATATTGGCCATTACGCTGCCTTCTTACTTTTAATTTCAGTTTTTTTATTAAATTGTACGGCTGATTGATCTATCGCTTTTAATATAGCTTCATAAACTTTTAAACTATCTTGCGACCAGGCTTTGTAAATTAAACGGCCTTTCGTTTTACGACCACCACTTCGAGCGCCAGGTATTTTAGGCTGAGAGGTAAGTGGTTCTAATGCAGCTATAAATTGCTGACTAGCAAATGGGTTATTAGATTTGTATTCTTCAAATGCTTTGCTGCGAGCTGATCGCTTGGTATATTGTCCGCTTGCACCTTGTGACGCTATCATCTCAAATGGTGCTCTGCCTTGAGGATTTAAACGGCCAGCAGTCTCGTAAATAGATCCAGGTCTGCTTACGTTGTAAACATAATTACTCACTTTAAAACCATTTCTTAATGTTTTATTTTCTCCAGGGTTGTAGCCAATACCTGCCAACACTGCGCCAGCATCATATTTGGGAAATGGTCTATAAGATACATTGCTAGACGTTGACTTAGACCAGCCAGATAAAACTGCATTATTGCTGAGCACAAATCCTTTAGCTTTGGTTGCTACTCCACGCATTAAAGGATCAATAGCAATTCTAATGCGTTGACGCATATCTTGATCGATAAAACTTAAACCATTTAGGACATCTTTAACGCCTACGACCTCTACTGGCATTTCGGATCTCCTTAGCTCTGTCGGTTAGCACCTGTATAATTGCTGCATACATTTCGCTATCCATATCGATAAACTCTCTAGGCGGTATCCCAGTCTCTACGCTCAACTGTGCGATGCTGTAAAGGATTGAATCCCGCTGTATTATTTTTTTTCGTCGTCTAGTACCTCGACAGTGTCTAGGCTGTCAATAAACTCAATTCCCCACAAAGGTATCTGAGCGCCAGCCCTGCGTAAGCATTCATAAGCAAGCCAAAAAATCTCTGTTTGCCTCTCGTGCTCACGCAAGACTTTGCTAATACCTGATCCATACTTCAATTCGAAAGCGTACTCGACACCTGGTGTTATCTTGTGCTCTGATATTTCACCATTAGCCCTTGTTATCTTTAGCTTTGCCATTGTTACTCCTTAATTAAAATGGTGCCGATGATGACACTGTTATTGCGGAGTTTACTGTAAAGGTGATAGATGAGGTAGCAACCTCGGCTACGCCACCCTGACCGATTGGGGTCAAGTTGTTTACAAGTACAGAGAATTGGTAAGTAGGGTTTGTGGCTCCTACAGCTGTGCCTTTAACAGTGATTACTGATACTGCTAAGGTTTTGCCAAAGGCTGCGCTCAATGTCTCGTTGACCTGAGATGCTGCCCAGTCGTTGATAAAGTCAATAGTGAATGTGCCTGATTGTAAACCAGCAACAAACTTGTGCGCTGTGTCACCCATAGCGGTTACTTCTAACTCATCCACGATCTGGTTAATTACCGCATTAGTTACGTATGAGCTAATGTCGATGGATGGTGTAGTTGGCGCAGCATTGGTAGCCAACTTAACACCTACGTTATTATTTAGATAAATTGCCATACTTATTCCTCGTCTTTCTTAGTTTGTGCAGTTGGTTTTGGTGCGCTTGCAATTTGGCCAGTCTTTTTTAAGAAGGCTAAGTCTTCTTCGTGTGTGCTCATTTTAACTCCAGCTCGTTAGGATTGATACAGTTATTTCTGATGTTAATAAATCTCCACTAGCTGCATTGGTTATAGCTGGAGCGGAGACACTTGATATGTTGTAAACCAGGGTAGATGCCGCTAGTTTAGTTACTACTGCCACGATAAAATCTTCTATACCTTTTAGGTTGCCTTGATTGTCAAATGCAGGTGTGGTTATCAAAATCTTAAAATTAGCCAGAGGTGCTATACCTGTTTGGCTATTATTGTTTGGCTCGATATATGGATCACTAGGAGTTACCACTACGCTGTTAGCCAATAAAGTTGCAGGTGGGAATGCAAAAGTTGACCATACGCCATTGTTTGTCAAGGCTGTTGCTAGTGTGCCACGTAGGGTGCTTATTGCGGCCATTAGCCCACCAGTGATGCTGGACTTGAATACGGCTGGATGAGACCACGCACTCGGTTAATCAGCTGATAACCCATCCGATAGGGGCTGGCACTGATCCCATCCATACCGACCCCACCTGTCTGGCTAACTTGTCTTGCTTGCCAGATGTCCACTGCAATTATCATCGCAGCTTCTCGTATTGCAGGGGTGCTCGCATAAGATTGGGTCTTGTGTTCTGGGCCTCTTGCGTTGCCATAAGGTACTACTTTATGAAAATTTTGATTGGCTGCTGTTTTTGCATATTGCACAAATGAATATCCATTAGGGTAATTAACTTGACCATATTGATACATAAATACTGGGATAAGGCTAGTTGTGCCTGTGCTTGGCGGTATTGTGCCAGTAATTGTGTAAGTGCCATTAAATGTTGAACCACAAGCGCTTACTACTATTTGCTGACCTGTTACAAATGCGTTTGGATTAGAAAGCATAAGTGTTGCCACGTTATCTTGTAATGCTGTGCCTACTACTGGGGCATCGTTATGCCATAAGTATTGGCTGATTAAATCTTCTGCCGATTGACAGCATTCTTCCACAGTCGCATCGGAGTAGAGTGAACCAATACCAAGATTAGCCCGTAACTCGGCTGTTGTAACAAACGTGGCTGCCATCTCTACTCCTTTGCTAATAGCTCTCTGGGGCTAGGGCTACTAAACCCCAGAGATTACTGATTGGTTAATAGGTCTTATCAGGTCTTCTTGTACTTGATAATTCCGTTAGGCATCTTGGCGATTGTTGCCATATATCCGTAGATTGCTACCTGTACTTGTAGATTTGATACTACGTTTACAGACATAAATGCTTGAGGTGAGCGATATACAGTAAATGCCTCTGGTGCAAGAATAACTGCTGAATCATCATCAAATGTAGTAGCTGAGAAGTTCTTGTCTACGTATAGATCAAGTCCTAATACTGAGCCACGGATTGATTGTGGACCAACTTGGCCTGCTGCGTTCATTGGTTGCAAGGCGTTAAATACTGGTCGCTTTGTTGTATCTTGTGCACCGATCAACGCACCCCATTGTGCTGGGTTAGCGATGTAATTCTGTGCAAAGTAACCTGTGTTTGAGTAGATAGTACGTGCGCCTTCTGTTGTGAATGCAACGATACCATCTAGATCAGCAGATGTATTTGTACCATTCATACCAGCTGCAAGAAGTGCAGTTAATACTGTGGTGTCGATTGTCTTCAAATATGCATACTCTAATTGCTTAGTAAGTTCTGCATAGAAGTTAGGGTCTGAACGCTCTAACAATTCGACAGATAGTGTGTTCATACCTGCGTATTTAGACACTGTGCCTGTTAGATAAGCAGTTTCCATACCTGTGTTTTGTACTGCTCCAGCCTCTGCCTCAACAGTTACAACTGGTGCTACACCCGTTCCGCCACCTGAAGAAGTTACCAAAGATGGTACGTTAATTGTCATACCTGATGCTGGCAGTGTGCCTTGTGAACAAGCATCGATTGCTGGTGTGCCAAAACGTGTGTTAGTTACAAACTCGCTTAGGTACTGTGTTGGGTTGAATGCTGGGTTAGTTGAAAATGAATCATCGGCTGCAGCAATATACAGTTTAGAATCATCGTTACCTAATGCAGCTTTAATTTTGTGCTCTGTATATGATCCCATTGAATTGATTGGTGAACGTACAGAAGTTTGGATAAGTGGTGCTGTAATTACTGGGCGTGCGGCTTCTACTGTAGGAGTAGCAGCCTCTGCCTTTGCTTCTTGTGGCGCTGTTGCTAAATCTTCCACAGGAGCCTCGCTTTCTTTAGTTTCGATTGGTGTCTCTGCTTCGCTTTCGCTAGCAGCAACTTTAGTTACTTGCGCTGCACTAAATGCAGGTGATTCGACTAGGCTAACTTCTTTTAAAGTTGCGCTAGTTACATATAAATAATCTTTTTTCTGTACAGACTTATTAACATCTACACCGACTGACAAACCATCGATTAACTGCTCACCTGCAAGGATTAAAGCATCTTGGCCTTGCATTGATGCGCTAATCTTAAATGATGCGTATATGCCATCTTCTGCCTGGTTAAATTTTTGCATTCTACCGATAGGGCGCTCTGCACTGTGTTGCATAAGCATCTTTACCTTGCCTGGGTCACCGATCTCGATTGAACCTTTAGCAAATACCACTTTACCGACTGAAGTATTACCTACTTCTTCAAATGGCACGATCTTGCCAGCAATAACTCTGCGCTCTGTATCGGCAGCTTCTACCTGGCTACTGAATGTAAGTAGCATCATCTGTCTCATTTCCGTTAGGTGTTAGGTCTTCCATTTGTTTTGCTTGCTCTACATCTATTAAGCCCAAAGACAACATTTTCTCTATTGCTTCTAGTCGCTTCATTGTGTCTGCACGCAAGAATGATTCTTCAATAGCAAACTTAACTACGTGACCACGTGGGGTTATATCATCCATAGATAATCGATCTTCAATAGCGCAAATAAATGGCTGTAATGAGTAGGCTACAAATTCTTTGCGACCATCAATAATGTTTTGATAGGTCATACTGTTATTCATATCAGCAGATATGTAATAGGCTGGCACGTTCATAGCTCTGGCTATTTGTGTGGCTAAATATTGTTGCGCTTCGTTATACATCATATCTTTAGGACTAAAGCCCACTGGCTCATAAGATAAGGTGCTAGTTAAATATGCTGTACTTCTATTTTGACGTGCTGATTTCCAAGCAGCTAATAATCCTTGTACCTGTGCTTCTGGCATATCTGCACCTGTGTTTTTTATGAACCCTGTAGCCATTGGTGTTGCAGCAGATATTGCGGCAGCTTTTTCTAAATCCAATGCAGCTTGTATTGTACGTGCTGCGGTTTGTAATACGCCTTGTGTTAAGCCTTGAAATGTTATAAGTGAACCAATACCAGTCATAGGGGCATCAACGCCATCTACATAATACTTCTCAACCTCTGTACCAAACTTATTCGATGTAAATGTAACTCGATTGTTAGCGACCCACTCAAATCGTGATGGTCTTAAATCATCTGCATATAATTCTGTAACACGCCAGTAAGCAACACCATAAAACAACAAACTATCGACAGTCCAGGATATTGTGACGGATCTAGGTTGCCGATAGTCTGGTTGGTCGATCCAGAGAGGGTTCCCCAACGCCTCACCATTAGACTTTTTGTAAAGTTTTAATGGCAAGTATGAAACTACACCAGCTATAAGATTTCTGCAACGGCTAACTGCTGGAACTTGCATCGCAAAGTTGCGATCTAATCCACCAGGGAAATTACCGACACCAGTTGTAAATGAACCATAGCCATAAGCTGTGTCCATAATGGCAGGGGCGTATTGCGCTTGGACAGTTTCAGTTTTTTTGGTTATACCCAAAGCAGACAATAAACCCATATAGGTACTTTATACCATAAATCGGACTAATGGTGCAAGTTAGACAAAGATTTGTGCGGTTTGTTGAGGTTTAGTTAATTGACTTACAACCATCGCCAGTGATATAGCAGCTGTAACATCGCCAGCCGATTTTCTACGTATTATGCGCCATCCAGCATCATTAGTCTTAGCTGCACAGTTATTTAAGTGCTGTACTAGCTCTGCCTGTCCAGAATGGACTACTCGATTATTGGCTAGGCCATCGGCTAGGTCTGAGCACGCTTGGTAAAACGCTTGGCCTGACACATCGACCATACGCCATCCGCTTTGCTCTAATCTGGTAGCAATAGTTTGTGTGGCGTACTTGTCATAACAGATAGTGTGTGGATGATACTTACGTGCCCACTCATTTATATCACTAGCCATTTTAATTTCATCTATCGCTATATCGCTATGCCACAGCTGTGCTAGGCCAACTGCTATCTTGCCATCTTTGACCTGACCCATAACGAGCGCCCCAGATCGCCTTGTAGGTGCAATATCAAATGCCATAATTGTCTGTGGCCCGACAGGTATTTCTAAGCTGCTATCGCTGCACTGCTCGATTGATCCATATACCCAGGGGCTGACAGTGCTATCTACCCACATACAAAGCATTTCGGTCTTAGTAGCTTCTATGCTGTTAGTGCTTACGCTTTCTTCCAGTGTTTGCTCTGTGATGAGATGGCCGAGTGCAGGGTTGGCCATAGCCCAAGCTTTACGATCTGTAATCTTAGAATGCTGTGGCGCACTATATTCATAAAATCCTAAATTGTCTGGTGGATATGATAGGCAGCGTTCACGGAGCGAATTAAGCACACTACTAAATCCATCACCAGCGTTGCTAGTCATCAAGGTCATAGCATTAGGTCTTGCACGTGTTACTGGTAGTGCAGCTGTAAACGATTCTTCAGTCCATTCTCGTAGCTCGTCGATGTAGAGAAAATCTGCGGTCTTACCACGTGGTGCATCTCTAGTAGCTGCTGCAATTTCATACCTAGCGCCATTAAGTAGGGTTATAGATTCTTGACCATTAGCCAGACGTATCTGTCTTACTTGATCTTTCAAGAATTGATTGTCTTCTATTGTGTAAGCAACTTGTCTAAAGGTATCTAATGCCATATTGCGGTTAGATGACATACCCAGCACATTCTTAGAGCCCCATAAAAATAGGTGGCTCAAGATCAACATACGTGCTAGGTGGGTCTTGCCATTTTGACGTGCAACAAGGACTAGCGCAGTTTTTTTACGCCAAGTATCTGCATCATCGACAGCTAGTAGATCATCTAGTACCCAGCGTTGCCAGGGGATCAAAGGTAAACCTATTTTCTCAGCCAAGTCTGCAACCTCTTGTGACTTTGTGCGACCTTTTAAAAGTAACGTGTGGATTCTAGGCTCAGTGCTGCCAATTAGCCCGACCCCTCGTGAGGTCTGTTTTATTTCCGTATCATTTTGCATCGAAATTAAGCGTATCAGGTTTATTAAATGGTGAGTCTGGCACTGTTCGGACTGTCTCAGGGAGAGAAGGTTTCATAAAGACAGGGGGGGTCGCCTT